CCCCCCCCCTTTTTTATGTCTGAGAATCAGCTGCAACAAAAAGAGCCCTACCTCATTGCCTTGTTCACTATCGCCATATGTATCGTTTGCGAGCGCACACAAAACAAATTCCTCTGCTTTCTGATGTAGTTCAGACATTTAGCCTCCTAACCGACGTTTTACTGTATATTAATACAGTAGTTTTTACAGTACAAATATAATTAGTTTTTATGTGGTCAACTACACTCTATGAGTGTGCCGTCCTTTTTCGCGGCACAGTCTAAAGATAAAAATAACGTAATTATTTGAATTCTTAGGCATTTATGTAAATGCTAACCATGGCTGGCTTTTCATCTACTAAACACGCCAAATTTGGCGCACTGAGTGATAGAAATGCCAAAACTAGACAACCACACCTATTCAATTAACCAATACTTCACCCAGTTAAGGATTGCGCGAAGGGTTACACAGAAAGAAGTGGCACATAAAACCGGAATACCTTACCGAACGGTGCAACGGCTCGAACAGCAGCGCTCGGTAATTAATGCTGAGCAGATTGAAATGCTGTGTGAGTTTTACCAAATCAGCCTGTTGGAGATGGCACAAGGAACACTTGCCTTGCGCCCCACCAACAGTATTGAGCTGCTAACCTATTTGGAAAGACTCCCAGAGCCAGTAAAAAAGTCGATCACCCAGCTAATCATCACGCTATGCAGCAGTATTAAATGACTCCCACTCTCGCTGATAGATGGCATCGCGCATTGCTCTAAAGTGATTAAGGATATTAACCTGCTCTTCTAACGTTTTGGCTGTCGCTAACTTCTCTTCTTCTAGGTCTACAACAAATTGGTATGTCGTCTTTGGACTACAGTTTTGCATATGTTCTCCTGGTTCTTTTTCTTGTGCTTTTACTTGAGCATAACTGGCGATAAAACATTTCCTAAACAGGTTAACTCACCGCTTACCAATCAAAGCTAACCTAGGTTTCTTATCACGCACCCCCTTAGAAAGTTGACGCGAATCACAAAACCAATCTAGAAATCGAGCTTGCCGATATCGCTAACCGTGTTAAAGACGCAGCTATGCTTACTTAAAAAAAATGCACTTTGGGAGCTGGAGAAGGAGGGTGTATTTATAGTTACGATCAGCTGCCTTAATGTCAACAAGTGAGTCTTAACGACAAGCTAAACCTGATGAATTTTGGTATTGCTTAAACGGTGGTTAAACGCGGTTTAAACACCGTTTAAATTCGATGAGCTTTCGATCTTTATTTCGCTGTCTATAAAATCAATGAGTTACTGGCTTGCCGTTATTTATTTAAGGTAATTTGTTTAAAAGTGATTTCTGTCACATTTGTGGTTAGATTTGTCTAATGCACGGCCTGCTAACTGCCTTTACCCTACAAGCAGAATAATCACATCACGAATAACTATTTCTATACCCTTTATAAACCATGCTGCCATATGACCACCGAGCACAAGTCCATACCCAACAAAAAATGCGGGAATCATGTATTTGTGCATTCTGCTCCTACTCGTTGCTTTTATTTCTTGCCCAGCTGGTTGGTGCGCGTGGTACTTTTTTCCAGTTTGTAGTTGCATGGTGTGCTCCTTATTGTTCAACATTAGGGAGAGTAATCGCTTTCCAGTGAGTCACATTGATAGAAACTGGCTCACCCGTATCATTCCAAATCCACTCTTCGTCCAAGAAGCAGTAATAGCAGTCTGGCCAACGTTCACCATCACCGAAAACATCGACTAAAACTGATGTATGTTTGTCATTCTCATCATGCTGCGGGAGTTGGTCTCTTGCTGGTACCCAATTGTCTATATATGGCTGAGCCATATCGCTTATGGATATTGGTTGTATCTCAGCTAATTTATTCTTCAACACTTCGTCGCTCAGAACTCTCGACTTAAAGTTATCCGAGTATGCAAATACACCATCGTCTGCAACAAAAACACCGTAACTTACTCCGGTTTCTGCATTTCTCGACATAGCTAGCCCTAGTGGGTGAAGCATTTCTCTGTTGATTCTCTCGATTAACCCGAGCTCTGACATTTGGTTCCAATTGATTGCTTTCATTTCGTTCTCCTACGCTAACGGCCAGTCGTCCCCATCTGGGAAGAACGACAGGTCTGGTTGTTGATACTCTTGCTGTTCTGGTTGGGTGAATACCTTCTCCCAACCTTCGAAATCCATCCATTTCAGATCATCTGCAGGCACACGGCTTACCTCGACCAGCTGCGCCGGACGTATATTGCCGTGTTCGTCTACCTCCGCAGGGCGGATTTGAATACTGGTTGCATCGTCAATGCGAATTGAGCTGCCTTTTAGCAGTGCGGCCAGTGCCGTTTCATCAATATTTGGCGGATTATTCGCCCGACTATTCACCGGGTCTAAAATTCTGGTTAGCTGATCGCTGACCTGTACCTCGCGATGCTCCGTACAGTTATTGACAGAACTCCGAGAGGAGCCAGAGGCTCCAATAGCGGTCACTGCGCTCCCTTTGGTGCACGCTTCAGCATCGTCGTTAACCTTTGACTTTTTGATAATCGTCCAGACTTTAGTGCGAGTTTTTACGGTTTCTTCTGGTGTTGTGAAACCTTCAATTTTGCGAACGTCTTCCCCATGAGGAGAGGCGAAAGGAAGTACCTGATAAGAGTTTACGATTAGCAGTTCATCACGTTTAACAAATGGCCCACCCTGACCCATGATGTAACCTTGCCAGTTACCATGGTCTGCGGCTTTCATCGTGTCTACAATGCGAGCTTCATCAGATTGAATTCGTGCCTGGTAGTTTTTGCCGATCACTTCCAATAACTCTTTGTTAGTAAGTTGCTTGCTTGATTTAATTGGCCCAACGAAATCACGCATTAACAGGATATAAAGATTTCTCAAAGTCCCACGCTCTTGCATGAAAAGGTATTCCATAAACGCTTTTTTGTTTTGGCTGGCAAAACGTCGCAGCTCACGGTAAGTCGTAACCGGTGCACCACCGAAGAACTGAAACTGACGAATCGCCCAACGGCTTTTCCAAGCGCTAACGTTCTTCGCCATGTCTTTGACTGATTTGCCTGTTTCGTCGGACACTTCATCATCCATGGCATAACCATCAATGTTTTTAGAAATGTACTTAGCAATGTAGCCCGTCGCAGTACCTTGCTCTGGGTCGATAAAACCAACATCACAACGAGGCGTGTAATCTAAATTAAGCGTCGTTAACCCTTGTTGTTTGATAGGCCACACTTGAACTGATTCAGGCAATTCAACATGAGGACGGCGAGTCATTGGCTTAACAGGAAAATTGTTTTCGTAAACCTTTTTGTAAACCTTGAATGGGTTTTCTGCGATTGGCTGAACGTAGTTAAGTGGACTTACTTTTGCCCACTGTTTTTTAGGTAAAAGCTCTTCGCGATCTTCCAACACCGCGTATTGAATGAACACATTTGTGATACGCAGAACGTCTTGCGGCTTTACCCACAGAAGCAAGTGCCAGTGCGGAGTGCCATCATGATGAGGCTCAGCCACTCTAACCCCAAACCAACGTAAACCTAATCTGCCTAGCTTTGCGCGGATTCTTTGCCACACATTATTTAGGTACGATTGCGCCTCTCGTGGGCTTGCACCGTTCCAATGGTCAATGAAGCCACCTTTTTTGTAAGAGTTGTGGTATTTCGACGGCGTGGTCAGAGTCAGGAATAAGCCTTGTAAACCAAGCTCATTGCCGATGTTTTCACAACCACGACAACGCACCATCAACTCATGACGACGAATTGCAGGGTTAGAAACGCTCTTAAGCACCATGTCTTTGAGCTCGGTTTCTTCTTGAGTTTCTTCATCGAACAACATCATGTTTTGAATGGCTTGCCAGTTTTGGTGTTGCTGCTCTTGATGCTCGCGAACACAATCCCAACTCGCATAAGGTGACGCCTTACTTGAAACCTGCCCCATAGCAATGGCTAGATGCTCACGCATTATCTTTCTTGCTTTAGATAAACAGCGAAACCACCACTTTTCACAGCGAGTTTTTGAGATGTACTGGAAAATGTTATCAGGGCTTAGCTTTTTGCCTGCCCCTGGAGGGTTGATACCAAACCCTTCAATTAGCTCTGCGGTTTGGCGATACATCATTAGTGCTGCAAACTCTTCCCCTTCTGGCGTAACGCAGTCGGTGTCTTTAGTAAGATGAGCTTGGTAATTAACCACGATGGTAGACAGCTTGAACGCCATTTCTTTGAGTTCGCTTTTGTCTAACTCAGCCAATAAGCGGGATTTCACTGGCTTTCGGTCGGCTTCAATCTTGTCAAAATCGAAGTGCATCTGTTCTTTAGACGCAAAGTTGTTTTGCTCAGTGCTGTCATTTTCTTCACTGAGCAAAGCAACCTTTTGGGTTGTTGGTAACTTCTTGTATTTGCGCAATACCATGATTGCACGATCTGCCGCAGGGCCAAGGCGTTCACGCAGGAAGGTATTTGCATCTTTACGCCCCTTCTTTTTGAAAACCGAGATATAGCGATTTACAAAGTACTTGGTCAGGTACGTTGGTAACTTTTCTACTTTTGAATAAGCCCACTCAAAATCATCTGGGTTCGCTTCGAACAGTTTACGTTCGAGCACGCTCATGTCGTCAGGTTCTTGCGACTCATCAAAACGTCTTGCACCAAAGCAAGCATCCGCTAGTGTTTTTGGCGCTTGCGGAAAAACGTGCAAACTTCCCCAACTTTGACAAGCCAGAGAAGCAGCACGTTTGTAGTCATGGTCAAAACCGAACTTATCCAAGTCTAATAGTTCGATTTCTGTTGGTTCGCTTAGGTACTTCGACACGATTTCTTTTATCCACCAAAATCTAGAGCTAAGCGCCAAAGCTCTGGAACTTCAGTTGGTTTCTTGATGCCAACCTGTTCAATTGGCTTGGCTGTTGATTTAGCGCGAAGCTTGCGAACTTGCTCAGCTCGCTTATGGCTTTTCTGAACCTTCGCTACCGCTTCATCTATGGTGCAACCTGCTGTCAAATGCTTGTAGATTGTGGTGTGCGTGGTACCAATAGCTTTAGCGATATTGTTGACACCTTTGATGCCCTTCCACTCGTGAGTAGCAACGCCGCAATTGTTCTCACGGCCATCAACAAAATGAACCGCTTCACGAATCGTCTTGCCGTTACGTAGGCGAGATTTCAAAGTACCCAGTGGAACGCCAAACGCTTTCGCGATCGCGGATTGACCTTTGTGACCGTCTAGTTCGTAGATGTAATCTGATCTCATGCTGCCACCATCCCTAATTTTTCTTTCGCAAATACAACAAACCGCTTGTGCCAATCTGGCTCATTAACGAAGCTTTCCAACTCTTCAATCCGAATGTTCATGGTTACACCCCAACCTTCTGGTCCAGCAAAGTAGGCAACCGCGCACTTTTCGAATGTCGCCGTTCTGCCTTCAAAGACTTGGATTTTGTCTTCACCTACAGAGAGGGAAGTAATCTTCTTGTATTTCATACCGCCTCCAACTCTTGAGTGGTCACCAACATAAAGCCGCCTTTACCGTTTCCTTTGCTCAACACACCTTTGGTTAGGTGAGTACAACTAAGAGAAATACATGCCTGCTCGATTGCTTGGTCTAGTGATTCGAAGTCGCCAACCATTACATTGGCAACTTCTTGCGTGTCTTCATGGCGAACAACGCCGCCATCTGGACAAAGCATGATTGCTGCGTATTCCATTTAGATAGCCTCCAACGTTGGGTAGCCATGCAGAGGTTCGCAGTCGCGCCACCACGTTTGCATGGTGGTGTTTTGGCTTGTGCTTTTCGTGCATGCAGAGATAAAGAACAGAGCGCGGATTGCGCCTATGGCCTGATGATGCGTGGCGTTGTCTGTGGATTGGTTGAATACCACTACCCAGTAAACCCACCATGCGGTGATGAAGTCTTCCAGACACAAACCTTGCTTAGTGCCGTTCACGTTCACCAACATTGCTCGAGTAGAATCAAGTTCCAGCATGTTGCCCTGGCTTGATTCCACCGGATTGAATACGCGAATAAACTGCTCGATTTTACGAGAAGTGAAGCCTTCATGACGAAGGCCAAACTCTAGGTCTTTACGAGAGATAGTCAGGATGCTCATAGTTCCACCTTCTGTTGCGTTTGCTTTGTAAAAGACTGCCAAATCTCTGAAACGTATTTAGCTTGGAACTTCGCATCATCTAGTGCGGAATGGTGAACACCTTGGCGGATAAAGGTTGTTTTCGGGTCAATACCAAGAATCGAACGACCCATCTCAACGATGGTTCTTACGTCTCGGTCATTCCAATGCGTGAAGTTAGGTTTGATACGTGTAGCTTTAAACGCGTTCATTAAGATCACGTTATCGAAGCCGCTACCGTTACCCCACACTTGGATATCTTTTGCATCACCCAAGTCAGCGAACCACTGGTTTAATTCAAGAAGTGCATCTTTTAGTGATGACTTAGGCGTATCTCTCAGGAAAATAGAACGAGCCTCTTCGCTTTGCGTTAGCCACCAAGTAACAGTGGATGCGTCAATGTCGCTGTAGTAAGCAGAACTGTTAAGGTTCACGACCACTTCAAAGTCAGCGCCAAGCGCACCTGTCACTGGTGAAAATACAACGGCACCAATAGAAACAATCGCAGCGTTACTGGTATTGCCCATGGTTTCTAGGTCTAACATTACGTGTGTGCTCATGCTTCCACCTCCGCTTTTGCTTCTGCTTCTTCACGGGCTTCGATGATTAACTCGGTTAGTTGACTCTCTGCTGCTAGCAATTTCTGCAATGCGTCTTCTTCATCTAAATACACACAGACATTCATCAAAGCGGTTCTATTGACACCTTCATAATTTGTCGCAACGTGGTTAACACGAACATCTAATGAATTTACATGCCCAGCAAACTCGACCATGACATGCAACACATCGGTATTCGCCATCGCCAGTACGTTAATAGCGTGAACGATGTCATAGGCTTCACGTTTTTCAATTGCTTGCAGTACGCAACGAGCATTGTCAGCAATTTGCTCTGCTACATTTTCTGGCTGCTCAGATAGAGTGGCTGTTATTGTGACCATGTGTTTTGGAACCAAACAACTTAGCGCATATACAAGGCTGCGTTGGTTGCTCATTGTTAGGTCATGCATTTGGCGAGATTGGCGAAGCATTTCGACCGCTTCGGCATGTAGCTCTTTTACTTGTTTAAGTTCGTTATTCATCTCTATGCTCCTACGCTTAGACGAAAAAAAGGCCCCCCAATACAGCGGGGGCAAAGGCTGGCTTGGTGATTAATGGGTGTTACTGAATTGGTAGTGCTTGAGGCGACGAACATCGCCGAGCGTGTTGTCAAAGCCCACGATCATTTCCTTTAGGTACTGCATTCCTGAACGGATTTTTTGCAGCTCTAAATCGTCGAACGACTCAAACTCACGTTGGTAATCTTTTGGTGACATACCGCCAGCGATAAGAACTAAGCCGCGGCTTTTGTCTGGCAGCTCATTGAACATCTTTCTCAACTTGCCGCGTGTAGCGGAACCGTTGAAAAGCGCTTTGCACGCGGCAATGCTTTCGTTGGCGTTGGGTGCTTGTTGTAATTGTTCTTGTTGAATAGCTAACTGACTCATTGGTTCTCCTTAGGCTAAACCGGGAATTGGCGCACCGTTGGCGAAGAAATCCAGCCCCATAGACAACATGGGTGTCGCGCCAGTCGTGCGGTTTTCTATATCGTTGATAAGAAGCACAAGGTTGCCGATGCCTGCTTGTGCCTTTTGGATAAGTGATTGTTTATGAGTGCGTGATAGGCGTGGGCCACTGCCGTGTTGCAATGCCCAAGTAGACAGTTCGCCAGCATTGGCACTGTGTTTTAGAAGTCGCTCAACAATGCTTTCCGCTTCTTCTGCGCTTTCTACTGGAGCTGCTACCATATCGAGCCCAAGCAAAAGGCTATTAACGAGCGTGTAGTTACCGCTGATTTTTGAAACCGCAACAACTTCTACTGGCTTGAGTACATGACGCTGACCTGGGTTTAACTTGGCGCGAAGCAAGTCTTCGCTCACTCCCATTTCACGTGCGATATGTGCCATGTTCTCAGAACTCGCAAATGAGCAACAAGCCTCGTCAAATGACTTTTGTCTGGACTCGGAAAAAACGGACATTGAGATATTTGCAGTCATAACTAATACTCAAATGAAGAAGAAAGGGACGAAAACGAATGACCAGCCGATAATATTCAGCCAAAGAGGACATTTGTTTGGGTAGTTTTCTTCCCAAGACTCACTCTTAGCACTTTGCAGAGTGAGTTTGGTTTTTGGTAGGAGGGCGAAGCTCATACATCTTGCTCCGCTGCGCGTTGGTAAAGCTTGACTAAGTTGATGAGAACGCTGCTGCTTTTGCCAGTTTTTTCTAATATAGGGATTTCGCCAGCAGTGATTGCGCGGTCAAGGGAAGACGGAGACCATCCCGTACGACGAAGAAACTCTTTTTTAGTACAAAAAGGTGCGTCAACAGCTATTTGAATGCTTGCCATAAGTGGTATCCTACTTGTTTGTGTTTATTTGATGACTATTGAGTGAGATTGATTGGTCATCATCGTCTTTTGAGTAATTATTTGATCACTTTTACTCATAAAGCAATATTTATTTTGGCTTTCGCGAAAATCACATCAAAAACTTGATATTGATTACTGCTTTAAGCCATTTGAGTGATAAGGAATCTACCTAATGAGCAGAATTGCTGCGAAAGTTCCGCCGTTTGACTACCTCAAAGGCAGGGAGTTTACTGAAAAGCTAAAAGAAGTTACTGGATGTAAGACTTATGAGTTGATGAGTGACTACTTTGGCGTACCAAACTCAACTTTCTCAACTTGGCATACTCACAATCGTACGGGTTGGGAGCTGATTATTAGGACGCACTTAGCTACAGGTGCTTCTGTTCGTTATTTAGCACTTGGTGAAGGCAAACCATTCGAAAGCGGTGAATCGAACACACTTACATCTGAAGAACTGCAAATATTTAAATTGGTTGATGGTGCTCTAGTTGAAGCAGGTAACACTGCGATTGACCTTGTTACATTAGACCGCTTTGGTCTAAAACCATCGATTACTCAAGTAATAGAGGATGACTCAGGAATCTATTACATCAACAAGGCATCGACTGACCCAGTAGCTGGTGACTACCTGATTGATATAGACGGCCGTCTTTCGATTAACTATCTACAGCGCTTACCTGGTAAAAAGTTGGCTATTGCTTTTGGCAATTCAACGATTGAAGTATCCGAAGAAGATATAAAAGTGCTTGGCCGTGTGGCTATGGAAATGAAGAAAAAATAATAATTTGTTAATTGGCTAGTAAGTTGAAAGTTTATGAAAAAATATTGGTGGTTGACCTTAGGTTTGGCTCTATCTATGCCTGCAATGGCTCTAGACGATTTTGAAGTTTTGGATGTTGTTGATGGTTTCACTTTAAATGACCAACCAGCGGCAAGCATTCTATATTGCGCAAAACAAAACGATGAAGACTGCCTTAGTTTTACTTTGAATCGGACCAGTTTGTCAGAACTACTGAACGACGGACTAGTAAAAAATGTGCAAGGTGGTAATAAAAACTTTAATGTCACTTCTGACTTAAATGGACAACATAGCACCATCTCAGAAAAGTTTACTTCTGGAGCATCATTGAAATTGATGGACAAAGATGACGACAGCAAAACTTTATCCATCGACTATTTTGCACAGCTTTACAGATCTCCAGATGAAGAGTTTCCAGACGGTTCTTATATTAAGTTCGAAAGGTCTAACTTTGTATTGAATGGCCCTCATTTCACATCTCTTCTCGATATTGTCCAAGACAATACCAGCCAGCAACCAGCTCAGCTTACTGACTGTGAATATGCAGGGAATATTATGACGGAGTTTCAACCCACTCTTGAAAATATTATGTCTATGAGAAACGCCACGTATCAGCAGATTGCAGAGTGGAGAATGTCAACTTTCTCACCTCGTGTTAGCGAGATTGAAAACAAGTTTTCCCTAACCCCTGCCGAGCATATCTCTGATAATCGTCAGGTTTCATCACTTCTCTTAACCGATGTAGTCAATCGATCAAAAATCCTCGTTCAACAAATATTTTCAGTAGCTCGTCACAACAAATCTGACGACGACGTTAAAGAGCAGTTGAGGTTCATGAAAGTGGCATTGGAGGCTTACGGAAAAAAATGCGCACCGGAGCAATTTGCACAATATAACCAATAAAAATGAGCAGCTCTGGTATTTAAAACTCACCAGCAAGCTCTTGGTATAAGAGAACTAAAAACTATACTGCTTATAACAGTATGGATAGCTGTGTAGCTAACGGTGGAAGACTACCAAACTAAAATCCAATGACAGTAAGAAATCTTAAAGACGGAAGCAAAAAGCCATGGCTTTGTGAATGTTATCCGCAGGGCCGAAACGGAGCCAGAAAACGTAAACGCTTTGCCACCAAAGGCGAGGCACTGGCTTACGAAAAGTTTCTGATGAAAGAAGTCGATGATAAGCCCTGGCTTGGTGAAAGTAAGGACTTGCGCACACTTCAAGACTTGGTCGAACTCTGGCACAAGCTTCACGGCCAGCACCTAAAATCCGCTGAAAAAGTTTACCCTCGCCTCTGCACGATTGTTGAAGAACTGGGGAATCCGTTTGCAATCAAGTTCACGGCAAAAGACTTTGTTCATTGGCGCTCTAGCCGAAAAGCAAAAAACCGATACGGAGATGAGACGACTGCAGGCAAAGTGATATCTGCGCCTACCAATAATCTCGACTTGAGATATCTGCGTGCAGTTTTCAATGAACTCACTGCCCTTGGCGAGTGGACTCAACCAAACCCACTTGCCAGCGTTAAACAGATCCCTGTGACTGAATCTGAAATGGGCTTCTTCTCAAATGAAGATATTACTACGCTCTTCGACAGGATCAGCAAGAGTAAACGAGCCAAAGAGTTCGAACTCGTGTGCAAAATTTGCTTATCGACAGGTGCACGAATTTCAGAGGCGAATAACCTCCGTCTTTCACAGATTACGAAATACAAGATCACGTTTCTTGATACTAAGAGCAAAAAGAACCGTACCGTTCCAATCACAGAAAAGCTTTATAACGAACTAATGGCGTTTGAAAGAACGGGAGAAAAGGACAGGCTGTTTAAGAACTGCGTTCATGGGATTACATATATAGTAAATCAGACATTTCCAGACTTACCGGATGGTCAAAGCACCCACGTATTTCGTCATACGTTCGCAAGTCGGTTTATGGAGGCCGGAGGAAATATTCTGGTACTGCAAAAAATTCTTGGTCACAGTGATATCAAAATGACCATGCGCTATGCACACTTTTCACCCGATCACCTTATTCAGGCGGCTGAGTTAAACCCTATTTCGAGCTTGGGATTGTAG